ACCCAAATCCAGCCCTGAGCACCCCACCATACCCATCGAACTCTGTGGAAGGGCAATCAACAACTCCTCAGGCAACAACAACATCATCCAGGACATCTTCGCAGGCTCCGGTTCAACCATGGTCGCAGCCCACCAGATCAACAGAATCTGCTACGCAATGGAGATCGAACCAAAGTACTGTCAGGTCATCGTGGACAGAATGCTCAAACTTGACCCCACTTTGAAGGTCAAAAGGAACGGTAAACCAATGAAGGGAGGGCAGTGATGCCCTTTTTGTGTCTAAAACCACCCCAGAAATGAAAAGACACCTCAAAACCAGCACTTTGAACGAAACACCCCACACACTGGGGTTTTCCTTTGATTGGACACAAACGAAAAATCTGCAATAAACTGCATTATGGCAAAGAAGGTCAGAAAATTATCGGACAAACAATTCCTTGCTATCTACAGGGCAAATGGAGGGCTGTCCTCAAGGACTGCCAGAGCCATTGAGGCGAAATATGGCTTTTCATACACCAGACAATCGGTGGAGACAAGGGCTAAGAAGTTCCCTGCAGAGGTGCTTGATATCCAGGAGGAGAATGTGGATGTCGCAGAGGAGACCCTGATGGAGATCATGCGTGGCAAGGACAGGAAGACAGCCCTGAGGGCAGCGGACATCTTCCTCAGAGCCAAGGGCAAGCACAGGGGCTACGGTGACAGCCTTGATTTGACCACAGGCAACAAGCCAATTGAGCCCTTTACAGGCGTTCTGCCCGTTTACAAGCCCTCCAAAAAGGAAAGTGAATAATGTATGCCACTCCCATATATGAGCAGCAGGTGGAGGCTTTCAACACAGGGCAGCACAACCTCTTTGTTCACAGGGGTGGTGCCCGATCATCCAAGACCACCAGCATCATTCAGTTCTGGCTGACATGGGCATATTACCAGCACGAACTCAAGAGGGTGCCCATAGTCAGGAAGAAGGCTACCTGGTGCCGATCAACCACCCTGTTTGACTTCGTAAGGGTAGCCACAGAGATGGGAGCCTTCCAAGAGTGCAAATACAATGACCAGAAGGGCATCATTAAGTACCGGAATGTTGAGTTCTGGTTCGGAGGGTTGGATGACCCCCAGAGAATCCATGGCTTTACCAGCGATGGTGTCTGGATCAATGAGGCAAATGAGGCAACAAAGGAGGACTTTGACCAGTTGGAGATGCGCTGTGCTGGCTTTGTTATCTTGGATTACAACCCAAATGTCAGCGATGACCACTGGATCGTGCAGGAGGAGATGCGTGATGGCAGTAAATTGATCACCTCAACCCTTCTGGACAACCCATTCGCACCAGAGAACGTGGTCAAGAAGATCATGTCCTATGAGCCCACCCCAGAGAACTATGCCAGAGGTACAGCCAACAAGAACAAATGGGATATCTACGGCAGGGGGGTCAGGGCAGTCATTGAGGGCTTGATCTACCCCAATATCACCATTGTTGAGGCTATTCCCCCCGAAATCAAGCGCAGGCTCTACGGCATGGACTTAGGTTACTCCGTAGATGTGACAGCGATCCTGGAGGTTGGCATGAGGGAGGACACATTGTGGGTGGATGAGCACTGCTACCTGACCCACCAACTCACAGGGGATATCATAAAGACCTTTAAAAGGCTCCCAGCCTTCAAAATATGGTCGGAGAGTGCCGATCCCAGGCTCATTGATGAAATATACAATGCAGGGATCAACATACACCCAGCCAAAAAGCCAGCCGGATCGGTCATGGCAGGCATCCAGAAGGTGCAGTCCATGAAAATCTATGTGACCGAGAGGAGTGTGAACACCATCAAGGAGTTCCGAAACTACACCTACCAGCAGGACAAGAACGGAAAGTATATCAACGAGCCCATTGACGAAAAGAACCACTCCATGGATGCCCTCCGGTACGTGGTTTATATGGAACTGCTGGGCAAAAGGGAGAAATCAAAGCAGGAATTATCATCAATCTTTCACTAATACCATACGACCATGACCTTAGAAGAAATTCTGGCACTCGCCAGCCCCACAGATCAGGTGACGGAACTCAAGAAGAGGACAAACTCTCCCGACATCACAACGATCAGCAAGCAGTATGACCCAGCAGGGCATGACATAATGGACATCTCCAAGCGACCTGACAAGCAGATCAAGGATGAGAACGGCAATATCACAAGGACAGAGACGGTGGGCAGGGTTGCACTGGCACTCCAGAAACTCATTGTCAAGCGGGCTGTAGCCTTCTTATTCGGGAATCCGGTAAAATACCAAGCCAAGGCAGAGGCACCGAGCCAGAAGATGCTTTATGAGGCAGTGAAAGCCATCCAAGCCAAGGTCAAGATCAACTCCTTCAA